CCCTTGAGTCGCTGGCGAGGTCAATTACCGACCAGATTAATGCGGCCATCACTGAGCGCCAGGCTGGCGTTTAAACTCTCTTTACAGGCTATTTAAGGCAATACATGGCGGCTAAATTTTCTGTCCGTGAGTTCCAGAAGTCGATGGCGGAGCTGGCTTCCAGCCTGCGCCGGACGATTGAGGCGGAGTGCATCGGCTTTGATACCGGGGCGGCGGCGACCGTTGAGCGTCGTCTTCGGGTCGCCGACCCGCAGCAGGGCTACCGCTATTTTGTTCAGACCTATTTCCCCCACTATCTGCGCCATGCCGACCCCAGCGAGCTGCACGTCTATCTGTTCAGCCGCCTGCCGCAGATTGTGGCGAGCAGCAAGGGGGAGCAGGATGCGATTGCCGCGCCCCGTGGCGAGGCCAAATCCACGCTGGTGAGTCAGCTGTTTGTGCTGTGGTGCATTGTTCGCGCCATCAAGCATTACCCGGTCATCATTATGGACAGTATCGACCAGGCCTATCCGATGCTGGAGGCGATCAAGGCCGAACTGGAATTTAATCCGCGTCTGCTGGCCGACTTCCCGGAAGCCTGTGGCACGGGGCGGGTCTGGCAGATGGGCACCATCCTGACGCGCAACGATATCAAGGTACAGGTCGCCGGGAGCGGTAAGAAGCTGCGCGGTCTGCGACACGGGCCGTACCGTCCTGACCTGGTGGTGCTCGATGATATCGAGAACGACGAGCAGGTACGCAACCCCGACCAGCGCGATAAAGTTGAGAACTGGTTAAAAAAGACCGTGCTGCCGCTGGGCGGGGCCGGGGCAAAGATGGACGTGGTCTATATCGGCACCATCCTGCATTACGACTCGGTATTGTCCCGCACGCTGCGCAATCCACTGTGGCGGCATGCCCGGTTTAAGGCTGTGCGCCAGTGGCCGGTCAATATGGCGCTGTGGGATGCGTGGGAAGAGCTGCTGCGCAATGAGGGGGAAAGCGCGGCGCAGGACTTCTATACGCTGCATCAGGCCGAAATGAACGCCGGCGCGGTGGTCTCCTGGTCGGCGCGTCCGCTGCTGGCCCTGATGCTGATACGTGCCCGTGATGGTCACGGCACCTTCGATGCTGAGTACCAGAACGATCCGGTCAGCGGCGAAGGCGCAATATTTGCCCACTGCATCCACTTCTGGGTGAACCGGCTCAATGAGTGGCTGTTCTATGGCGTGTGTGATCCAAGCCTGGGGAAAGCCGGGGCGAGCCGCGACCCGTCCGCCATTCTGGTGGGTGGCCTTAACCGTAACACCGGCATCCTTGATGTGGTGGAGGCGCAAATCCGCAAGCGCCTGCCGGATAAAATCATCAGCGATATTATTGAGCTGCATAAGCTCTATGGCTGTCTGGTGTGGGGGATCGAGGCGGTACAGTTCCAGGAGTTTCTGCGCACGGAGCTGGTCAGGCGCTCGGCTGCGTTGGGGTTGCCGGTTCCGGCGCGGGCCATCATTCCGCACTCCGACAAGCTGCTGCGTATTGAGACCCTGCAGCCGCATATGGAAAACGGGCTGATACGCCTGCACAACAGCCAGAACACACTCATCCAGCAGCTGCGCCATTTCCCGAAAGCCGATCATGATGACGGCCCGGATGCGCTGCAGATGCTGTGGACACTGGCCGTCACCAACGGCCCTAAAGTTGAATACCGCTCGCTGTACGGTCAGCGTCATGATGACCGCGCCGGACGGCTGGGCTTTTCCCGTGGAGGCTGGTAGATGGGAATTATCAGAGATATTTACGGACGTCTGCTGGGCAGGAAGACCCTGACGCAGACCCAGACCGACGACGATATTCGCTATCAGCAGGTGGCGGAGCATCCCTCGCTGGGGATCGACATTCGGCGCGTGTACGAAATTTTCAGCCATGCTGAGCAGGGAGAGCTGACCCGGCAGTCCGATTTGTTTTTCGATATCGAGGAGCGTGATGGCCATATCTTTGCTGAGTTAAGTAAGCGTCGCCGGGCGGTGATGCCACTTGCCTGGCAGATAGTGCCGCCGCGCAATGCCACCGCGCAGGAGAAGTCGATGGCAGCGGCGGCGACCGAGTGGTTTGAAGACCTGCCCGACTTCAGTACGTTGCTGTTTGACCTGCTGGATGCGGTCGGCCACGGCTTTTCCCCCGTCGAGATCGAATGGGAGCAGGCGGAGAGGATCTGGTTGCCGCGCACCTTCCACAAGCGCCCGCAGCGCTGGTTCCAGACCGCCAGCCGTGACCGCAATCACATCAACCTGATTGACGGCTCGATGGATGGCGCGGCCCTGCAGCCGTTTGGCTGGCTTTTACACCGGCACCAGGCTAAAAGCGGCTGGGTCGCCGAGAGTGGCCTGTTTCGGGTGCTCGTCTGGACATACCTGTTTAAAAACATCTCCGCCCGTGACCTGGCTGAGTTTCTGGAAATCTACGGTCTGCCGATGCGGGTGGGTACGTATTCAGACGGGGCGACCGAAGAGGAGAAAAATACCCTGCTGTGGGCGCTGCGTGACCTGGGCCACAATGCGGGCGGGATTGTCCACGAACGCACCAAAATCGCGTTTGAGTCCGCCGCGCAGGGACAGGTAGACCCCTTCCAGTACATGCTGGAGTGGTGTGAGAGCACGCAGTCAAAGGTGATTCTGGGGGGCACCCTGACCACCCAGGCAGACGGTAAAACCAGCACCAATGCGCTGGGCAATGTGCATAACGAGGTGCGCCACGACCTGATGGCCAGCGATGCGGTGCAGCTTGCCGGAACGCTGACCCGCGACCTGCTGTATCCGCTGCTGAAGCTCAACGGGTTTAGTGATATCTCGCCGCGCCGGATGTGCCGCTTTGTCTTCGACACCCGCGAGCCGGAAGACCTGAAAGAGTCAGCCGATGCCATCAACGTGCTGGTCAGCGCCGGTGTGCCGGTGCCGGTACAGTGGGCGCTGGATAAAACCGGCATCCCGGCGGCAAAAGATAACGAGGCCATTCTCCAGCCTGTCAGTGCCGTCTCGCCGCTGGCGGGTCTCAGTGCGCTGGGCCAGCTGGCTCCCCGACTTGCCGCGCTGAACATCACCAGTGGCAACGAGCCGGAGGCCCAGACGGTACTGGATAATGCCCCATCATCGCTTACCGCCGTCTCTGCTGAGGCGATGGATACGCTGCTGGCCCCGGTACTCTCAGCACTGAAACAGGGCAACACCCCGGAAGAGGCGCTGCAGATTATCAGCGAGGCGTATCCGACGCTGGACGATGCGCAGCTGCAGGCGATGCTGACCCGCATCATCTTTGTCTCGGACGTCTGGGGGCGCATCAATGCCGGTTGATATCGGGTATGCCATGACGCTGACGCCGGAAAAGGCGGTGGCGTACTTTGAGTCCAAAGGCTACGTGCTGGGGTTTAACTGGCGTGATGTGAAGGACAGCGCTCACGCCAGCGCCTTCACCGTCGCCGGTATCCTGAAGCAGGACGTGCTGGGCGATATCAAAACCTCGCTCACCGCTACACTGAAAAATGGCAGCACGCTGACGCAGTTTAAAGATGATTTACTCCCCACGCTTGCCCGCAAGGGCTGGGTGGGGAAAGGGCTGAGAGCCTCGCCGGATGGCGAGCTGGAGGGCAAGCAGATCCTGCCTTACCGGCTGGATACCATTTTTCGAACCAACATGCAGTCCAGCTATATGGCGGGACGCTATCAGCGGATGCGTGAGAACGCCGACAGTCGCCCCTGGTGGCAGTACGATGCCGTGATGGATAGCCGTACCCGACCGGCGCATGCGGCGCTGAATGGGCGTATTTTTCGCTATGATGACCCCTTCTGGGATACGTTCTGGCCACCCAATGGCTACAACTGCCGCTGCCGGGTGCGGGCACTCAGCGAGCAACAGGCGGAAAAACATGATACTGGCCCGGAAACGTCTGACGATCGCCTGGTGGCGATTGAGCAGCCTTACGGCACGGATGGCGAGCTGCGGCGCGTCACGGCGTACCGTGACCCTAAAAGTGGCCAGGTTACCACCCCGGATGCAGGCTTCCACCTGAACCCCGGCAAGGGCTATCTGGAGAATCTGGGCGACCAGCTGCTGAAGCGGGCGGTCACAGCGGACGTTAAAACGGCGGCGCTTGCCGTGGATGAGACCCTGAGTAACGCCCGGCTGGTCTCCGCCCTGAACCGGGATACCGGTCACTGGATACAGCAGGTCAGCGCGGGCAAACAGGCGCGGGGGGAGTGGCGGCATGTTGGCGCGTTACTCCCCGGCGTAGTGGATGCGCTCAGCCTGAAGGGTGTCGCGCCGGATTCGGCGGTGATCACCCTGACCGACAGTAACCTGCTCCATGCCACCCGTGACAGCAAACAGGGTGAGTTGCCGGAAGGCTTCTGGCAGTCGCTGGTCTCCCGCCTGCGTCATCCCTCCGCCGTTATCTGGGACAGGCAGCAGGCAAAGCCAGCCCTGATGTATGTTTTCAGTCTTGATCCGCTGGTCGGAAAACTGGTGGTGTATATCGACAGCCAGATCAAGGTGCGTGACGCCCTGACCGGCAAGCGTGAAAAGGTGAAAACCAATATGATACGCACCGGGAAGGTGTTAACGGACGGGACTGCGCTGAAAAACAGCGGGGTTTACGATCTGCTGTGGGGGAGCCTTGATTAGCGGGTGGTGCCGGACTCGAACCGGATCATACTGGACTTGCAGTAACCGTTACCCATTGGAAACAACCGCCCGCAGGTAAACTATAGCATGGCAACATTGACGATTGAAGTGCCCGAGGCTTTCCGCGCCGCACTGACCCGGCTGGCCGAATCCCTGCAGCATCGTGAGCCGCTGATGCGGGCCATCAGCGAGGATATGTACGATGCGGTGATGGAGAACTTTGCCCAGGAAGGGCGACCGCCCTGGCTGCCCATTGAGCGGGCCGGGAAAATCCTGCAGCAGTCCGGCAGGCTGGCCGCCTCCATAGATACCGCCCACGATAACGATGCGGCGGTTGTCGGCACCAACGTTGTCTACGCCCGTATCCATCAGCAGGGGGGCACCACAAAGCCGCATGAAATTCGACCCCGCAATAAAAAAGCGCTGCGCTTTAACGGGCGCTTTGCCCGTAAGGTGAACCACCCCGGCTCACGCATACCGGCCCGCCCCTTCCTGGCCGTGACCGATGAGGATTACCAGACGATGGAGGGCACCATCAATCAGTATCTGTCGCGGGTGCTGGATAAGTAGCACTGTGCGCGACGGTGAGCGTTTTTTATCGCTCAGGTATACAATGCAACCACCCAACCCCATTTATGCGATTGTGAGACGATTTAAACGGGTTTTAAATCGGGTGCCAGTCTTTGCTAAGGAGAACATTATGTGTAGGGAGTCATTTTACTGCGAGTTTTTGCCTGACCCGGAGGTGGAAACGTTAGCTATCGCGCTTTTAAAGCAGCGCGATCCCCGGTTACAACCTCGTATATCCACATTCGGTGATGCAGACCCTGCTGAATTGACCGGGATGAACGCGACCTGTCATATTGACGTGCAGTCTGTGGATGAGAAAGATGGCGGGCTTGCTGATGTCCGAACCTTTCTGCTTGAGGCGCTTAAAAACGCGCTGCCCGATTTTGATATCATTGATGCCACCCGTGCGCCGAATGTCGTCGTGGATAAGAATGATCCGTTTAAGCTGCACCCTGTTCAGCTGACGGCGAAAACCATCAGGGTTTCCGCCTTACGGGTTCGCCAGCACTAACCCTTTCCGGGCGACCCTTGTGCCGCCCGTATTTACCCGCTTCACCCCTGTAACTGCCTGCCCTCATCGTGTCCCGGTAACGTATCACCGTCTGTTACCACCAGGGATGTCCACACCGTGAAAAAACGCCGCATTGCTGCACTCAGTATTCAGCTTGAGAACGCCGGGCCTCGCGTCCAGCTGTTCCCGGCAGGCGTTTTTCGTGGCGTGGACGGGCGACCGACCGACGCACCGCACTGGTTTATTGATGCGGCAATCGCACAGACATTGATTGATACCGCTAATGCCCGCCAGACCCCGTACTGCTTTGACTATGAGCATCAGAGCCTGCATGCGCAGACCAACGGCAAACCGGCACCGGCTGCCGGGTGGTTCAAAACGCTGGAATGGGTGGAGAGCGTCGGTCTGTTTGCCGTGGATGTGGCGTGGACGGACACCGCCCGCACCATGATAGAGAAGGACGAGTACCTCTTTATTTCCCCCCTGTTTAATTACGACGCCCAGGGCAACGTTAAACGCCTGATTAACGCCGCGCTGACCAATGTCCCGGCGCTGGATGGCATGGAGGCGCTGATTGCTGCCGCTTCACAACAACTGACGGGAGAAGACTCCGTGGATGAACTGTTAGAACAACTGCGCTGGCTGTTAAATCTGCCGCTGTCCGCAACAGCAGAAGATATTCAGACCGAACTGAAAAAAATCATTGCCCGCATTTCTGAGGGTAAAGGCACCGCTGCCGCCAGCGTGAACCTGCTGGCGCTGATTACCGAGAAAGACGACAAAATCGCCGCGCTTTCTCAGGCTCCGGCAACCACGCCTGACCCGACGCAGTTTGCGCCGGTCAGCGTGGTGAATGAGCTGCGTGGGCAGATAGCCGCCCTGAGCCAGCAATTAAGTGGCGGTGAAATCGACACCCTGCTGACGGCGGCGCTGAGCGACGGACGCCTGACCAAAGGGGCGGACGAGGACTGGGCGCGACGTCTGGGGGAGAAGGATATCACCCTGCTGCGTGAGCACCTGACCACCCGTCAGCCGATTGCCGCCCTGAGCGCGATGCAGACCGGGGGTAAGCCACCGGCTGAACAGCCGCCAAAAGGCTCGCCGGGCAATGACCTTGACCAGGACAAGCAGGCGGCCTGCAGTGCTTTCGGGCATGACCCGAAGGAAATTGCCCGCCTGATGAATGAGGACGCGTAATCATGGCCGCAACCGTACAAGACCGTAATACCCCGTACCGCGACGGCGAGCTGACGCCCGTTCTGGTCGCTAAGGGCGAGAAAATCCCGGCAGGCGTGATGGTCTGCCTGAAGGCGGGCTACGCCGTGAATGGTCAGACCGGGGATGGACTGCTGTATGCCGGTTGTTCTGACGAGGCGGCAGACAACAGCAACGGTGGTGATGGTGACATGCATATCCTGGTGCGCCGTCATAAGGCGTTTCTGTGGGAGAACGACGGCACCATCACGCAAAGCCATGTTGGACAGCCTGTGTATGTGCTGGATAACCAGACGGTGACCGCAGGCAGCCCCGCGCCGAAGGGTGATGCGGTTGCTGCCACCGAAGGCGTGCTGGCGGGCACCATTATCATGCTCGATGCCGATGGCGTCTGGGTTTTTTAGGTCATCACGATTTACCCCCTGCCCCCACCGGGTCAGGGCATTAAGGAGAATGAAATGCTGGTTAACGCATCGAATCTGAAGGTGATATTCATCAATATCAAACTCACCTTTAACAACGCGTTTGAAGCGGCCCCGACGCAGTGGGACAAGGTGGCCACGCTGGTGCCGTCCACGGGCAAGGAAAACAACTACGCCTGGCTGAGCCGCTTCCCGCGCATGCGTAAATGGCTCGGTGACAAGCAGGTTAAAGCGCTGGCGGCCTCCACCTACACGCTGGTTAACGATGACTACGAGGCGACAGTCGAGGTTGATCGTAACGATGTGGAAGACGATCAGCTTGGCATCTACGAGCCACAGGCACAGGACGCGGGGTTTTCCGCCAAACAGTGGCCGGATGAGATGGTCTTCGAGCTGCTGAATCAGGCGTTCGGTGCGAAATGCTATGACGGGCAGCCATTCTTCAGCGATAAGCACCCGGTGGGCAAAGCGGTGTACTCCAACAAGGGGAATAAAGCGCTGTCTTCGGCATCGCTCGCTGAGGCGCAGGCGTCCTATGGTGCCGCCCGCACCCAGATGCGCCGGGTGAAGGATGAGGAAGGTCGCCCGCTGAACCTGATGCCCAAACTGCTGGTTGTCCCGCCTGCGCTGGAAGATACCGCCAATACCCTGATGACGGCAGAGCGCCTCGATGATGGCAAGGCCAATATCTATAAAGGTACGGCGGAGGTGCTTGTGGTGCCGTGGCTGACGTCGGATACCGCCTGGTTCCTGATGGATACCGCCCGACCGCTGAAGCCGCTGATTTTCCAGCAGCGTAAAAAACCAACGTTTGTGGCGATGACCGATATCAACAGCCCGGACGTCTTTACGCGCAAGAAATTTAAGTTCGGCGCTGAGGCCAGGGGGCAAGCAGGCTTTGGGTTCTGGCAGATGGCTTACGGCTCCACAGGCGACGGGAAGTAATCATATGTACGCCACCCGTGAGGACATGGTGTTGCGCTTTGGTGAACGCGAGGTGCGAACCATCACCGACCGCGACAACACCCGTGACATTGACGATGCCGTGCTGGCAGGCGGACTGCAGGCGGCAGCGGATGAAATCAACGGCTATATCGGCGGGCGCTATACCCTGCCGCTGCAGCAGGTGCCCGCCAATCTGCGGGGGGTAGCCTGCGATATCGCCCGCTACCGGCTCACGGGGACAGAGCGCGTCTGTACCGATGAAATCCGCGACCGTTATCGCGATGCCATTCGCTGGCTGGAGAGCGTTGCCAGCGGCAGGGTCACGCTCATCACCACCAGTCCCGGCACCACGCTGCCGGGCAATGCCGGGGCGGTGTTCTTTTCCGGTCGCCGCGTCTGGGGTCGCAACCAGACGGGCGGAGGGGGTTACTGATGATTACTCAGATTGAGAGCGCCATTATCACCCGCCTCCGGGAGGGGCTGGGCCGCATGGTAAGCGAGGTGCAAAGCTATGGCGGCGAGCTGGATGACGTCGGGGAAATTGCCCGTGTCTTTCCGGCGGTCTGGGTGACCTTTGCCGGGGTGCAGAATACCCGTGCCATCAGCACCCATAAAAACCGCTTCTATACCACCGGGCGCTTTTCCGTACTGCTGGGTGCCTACAACCTGCGCGATGAGGCGAGCCAGCGCAAAAGCGGCCAGGCTCTGGACGAAGTGGGCTGCAACCGGCTGATTTACGCTGTGCGTCGCCTGATGACCCGTCAGGATATGGGCCTGCCCATTGAACCACTGCTGCCGGGCAAAGTGCGCTCGCTGTTCAGTACCCGACTGAATAAAAAGGCTATTTCCGTTTACGCCTGTGAGTTCGACACGGTCTGGATTGAGGATGCACTGGAGTGTGGTCGCTGGCCCACCCCTGAAGGTGACGACGACCCGGACAGCATTTTTACCTGGTATCAGGGGCGACGTGACGGTGTCATTCCGTGGCATGAAAGCACTCATCTGGCGTATCGCCAGCCGGGTGAGTCTGAGCCGGTGGCCGCCGATATCATTCAAAACAGGAGTGACAACGATGACTAAAGTGATTGCCCGCAAGGGCATTCAGGTGCCACTGGAGGGTCACCCTGACCGCTATATCACGGATGATGAAGCGGTTGACGTACCGTGGACGCCATACTGGCACCGTCGCCTGAGAGACGGCGACCTGTTGCTATATACCGAACCCGAACCGTCACCGGTCAACGACGCAGGGGAAGCCACTGAGGCGAAACTGGCAGAGAAAACCGCAGAAAAGCCTGTCGATAAGGCAGCTAAGGCGAATAAATGACGATGGATATGACAACGATCCCGAACCCGATTTATAAGCCTGGCGCGTATTTCGGGTTCAATACCACACTGGCATCCAGGGCGCTGGCCACCAACGACCAGAAGCTGCTGATTATCGGCCAGCGCCTGGCCGATACCGCCACGGTGGACGCCCTGACGCCGGTGAACGTGTTCAGCGACGATGAGGCGGCGCTTTACTTCGGGCGCGGTTCGCAGGCCCACCGCATGGCCCGCGCGGCCATTCAGGCAAATCAGTACATCCAGCTCACCGTTATCGGCCTGGATGACGACAAGGCCGCAAAAGCTGCATTCAGCCAGTTGATTATCAGCGGCACAGCCAGCGGCTCCGGGCAGGCACGCCTGTATGTCTGCGGTGTGGCGGTCAGTGTAGCCGTCGCAGCAGGTGACAAGCCAGAAGCCATCCACGAAGCGCTGGCGGCAGCAGTCAACGCTGAGCAGAGCCTGCCCGTTAAGGCACAGACCGGTCAAATTCCGCCTGCAGGCGATGATGATCCGGCAATCCCGACGCTGACGCTGACGGCACGAAATAAAGGTGCCTGCGGAAATGAAATCAGCGTGACCGTGATGACAACGGCGGCAGGGCTGACCACGAAACTGACGCCGATGGCCAGTGGCGAAGGTGACCCGTCACTGGATGGAGCGCTAAGTGCCGTCTTTGCTGCCGGGCATACGCTGATTATGCAGCCTTATACCACCGATGAAGCAGTGGCTAAACTGGCTGTGCATCTCGATAACGTCTCCGGGCCGATGGAGCAGCGCGGTGCTGTCGGGGTGGTCGGCTGGAACGGGACACTGGCCAGCGGTACAACGCTGACCGCGAAAGTTAATACGCCACGCATCACCTGCGGCTGGCATGCCGGGTCGGCGCTGCCGAACGGCGAGCTTGCGGCGGTCTATGGGGCCATTATCGCCAGCGAGTCAGACCCGGCCCGCCCGCTCAACACGCTGACGCTGCCGGGGCTGGATATCACCCCGCAGGATAAATGGCCGGGCCGCACCGAGCAGGAAAACGCCCTGATGAATGGCCTGACGCCGTTCGAAGTGGACGGGAGCGTGGTACGCATCGTCCGGGCGGTCAGCACTTACGTGAAAAATGCCGCCGGTGTCACTGACCGCTCGCTGATGGATATCACCATTATCCGTGCGCTGGACTACGTTCGCCTGGCGTGTCGCACGCGTTACACCCAGCGTTTCCCGCGGGAGAAGCTCACCGACGCCCGCCTGGAGCGCATACGCTCCGAGCTGCTCGATGTTCTGTATTCGCTGGAACAGCTGGAGATTGTAGAGAACGTCGACGCGCTGAAAGCGCAGCTCACGGTAACGCGCAGCAAACAGGATGACACTCGGGCCGACGCGACTATCCCGGCAGCGGTGGTACGTGGGCTGCACATTTTCGCCGCCATTATTTACCTGATGTAAGGAGACGACAATGGCCCTTGAATACGTTGGCTCAATTGTCCTGGACGTCAACAGCGTGGAAGTTGAGGTCACCGATTTTAACCCGCGTGAGACGACCGGTAAAAAGCTGGTCAAGACCATGAACAGCACCGGTCGGGCCAAAGGTTACACCCAGGGGATTGCCACCTGGGAACTGTCCATCACGGCTGTGGTGCCGGAGAATACCAGCATCAACTGGGCGCAGATTGCCGGGGCAAAACTGACCCAGACGCCTCTTGGCAGCGGGAAGCGCACCACCTATCAGGATGTGTTTGTCTCGGAAGTCGGCGAGCAGTACACCGTGGATAACGAGGCGCGTATCAATATCACCGCGTTTGCACTGAACAAGATTGAGGAATAATGATGACCGTTAAGATTATCTGCACTGGCACTCTGCCAGTTGGCATCCTGTTTGAAGGAAAGCTGCATCAGGAAGTGGCGCTGGGACTGGCAACGGTCGGGGATGAAATCGCCGTCATCGAGGACGGTGTCTCCGACGCCGGTGTGCCGGTTGCCGTGCTGGCCCGTACCCTGTTGAAGATTGGTGACATTCCGGCAGAGTCCATCACCTACGAGCTGCTGTGCGATGCGCTGGTGTCAGAGGACTACGCCTACCTGCGTACCCTGCGCGAAGAGGTGAAAAAAAAGCTCAAATCCGTGAGCAGCGCTTCACAGAGTACCGGTTCACCGTCATCCGGCTCGGACAATACGGCATCCCTGAAGAAAAAATCCGACGCGCCAGCGCTGTAGAGCTGGCCGGATGGCTGGATGCCATCACCCGCCGGGAAAACCCCAAAGCCTGGCAGAAGAACCGCACCGTTGTCAGCCTGCGTCGCCCCCGCAAAGGGGCGCGCAGCGCTTCCCGCTAAGAGGCTCTCATCGTGTCCCGTGATTTTGATACTCAGATTAAATTTGGCGTGCAGGACAATGCCACGCCTAAAATCCGGTCGCTGTCCGAAGAGTTTCGCCGTATGTCGAGCGCCCGGCAAACGCAGGGTGTGCGCACCGAGCAGGCTATCCAGCGGGATATCACCCGCACCATCGCAGCCTGGAACCAGCTTGACCGCAGCGGCACATTGTCCGCTAAAAATCAGGATCGCGCCTATCAGCAGATGATATCCACCGTCACTCGCCTGCGTCAGGAGATGAGTGAGACGATGCGCATCCAGAAGAATACCTCCCCCATGCTGCAGGACTATCGCCGCATGGCCAGCGCCCGCGAAACGCTGGGTATCCGTTCTGAGCAGTCCATTCGCCGCGAAATCAGCCAGACTCAGGCGGCGTATAACCGTCTCGCCCGCAGCGGCACTATGAGCGCCAGCGAGCAGACTCGCGCCTGGAATCAGACGCAGACCACCATCGGTCGGCTGAGAAAAGAACTGGGTGAGACCGAGCGCAGCTATCAGCGCCTTGCCCGTGTGGGTAAAACGGTGGGCGCTATTGGTGGTGGTCTGCTTGCCGGTGCGATGGTGATGCGCAAGCCCATCACAAACCAGATGGAGTATGACTCTGAGCTGCGCAAGCAGGCTAACTTTGCCTTCAGTGATGAAACGAGTAAAGCTGGTCGCGAAGCCGGGATGAAGGTCATTGACTCGGCTGTAAAACGGGCCGTGCGTGAAGGCGGAGGCGATATAAGCGGTACTTTCCATGCAATGGAGAATATGCTGCGCTCTGGCACGATGAGGCGGGAGCAGGTGTTCAGTACGTTGCCTGAGGTCACGAAAATAGCCAGCGCCACCGAGACCGATCCATCCGCAGTCGCCAGCCTGCAGGCCAGTGCATTTAATTTTGGTCTGAATGAAAAGGACGCTCGTGCGGGTCTCAGTGTCGCGACCACGATGTCACAGCACGGTATGGTGGATATGGCCTTGCTGGCCAAAGAGATGCCGAGAGCGCTGGAGTCGGCCAAGTCCATTGGCTTACATGGCCGCACTGGTTACTCACAAGTTGGTGCACTCTTTGAGGCTGCCGCACGTGGTGCGGGTTCACCGGAAGAGGCGGCAACATTTACCACCAACTTACTCTCTGAGCTGTCGTCCCCCACGCTTGCCAACAACTTTAAGCAGGCCAAGATCGGCAAGCGTGGTATTGATATCCGAGCCCTGATTCGTGCGGATGCGGAAAAAGGACTTTCCCCGCTGGACACTGTTGATCGGGCTATCCGGGCAATAGATAAACACGATCCCCAATATGCAGCGTTGCAAAAACAGATAGATCGCACCGCTCCGGGGGAGGCCAGAGAGAAGCTGGAAGCACGTCGTGACCAGATCCACGGCCAGAACGTGGGGCGCATATTTACCAATGAATACTCCCGAATGGGCTTCCTGAACTGGGAGCGCAACAAAGATTATTACCAAAAACTTATTAAAGAGGGTAATGCGCAGTTTGATATGCCTGAAGGGCAGACATCCGCAGATCTTGATTATGGGCTGGTGAAAGACAGTCCGACATTTCAGGTAAACAAGGCTAAAAATGAGGCAGCGTTCTCATCTAATGATACTGCATCCCCATTTTCCAAATGGGTCGGGGAAGCAGCAGATAAAGCAGCCGAACTGGCTCAGGAGTTCCCCAAATTAACAACGGCAATTAGTGGCGCTTACTCAGCCATTCAGGGGCTTGGTGCCGCTGGCGGCGCGGGTTTAGGTGCCCTGACTTTAGCGGGGGCGCAAAAGCTGTGGAAGCGGGTTAAAGGCGGCGGTTCGGCAATCGCAGGAGAGGCGGCGGAAACGGCGACAAAAGGCGCGGGGCTACTCAGCAAAAGCGGCAGCATGCTGGGCAAGGTTGTCAGAGCGCCGCTGGCCGAAGGTTACATGGCTGCTAACCAGTTTTACGGTCAGTTTCTGGAGCGAGGCGACGATAAAATTGAGCGGTTAAAATCGGATGGCTACTCCCCATCATCCGGCATGCCTAAGCCTGTCGGCTTTCTGGATGCTTTCGATGAGATCAAAAACTTTTTCACGCAGAACAACATGGGAAAGCAAGCTAAACCGGGCGCTGAGACACCTTATGACCTGCAGGACTCGCTGCAGCCTGTAGTCGCCAATATCTACCTTGACAGCCGCGAGGTTACGCAGGAAGTGTTGCGCAAAATAGACGTTGATTCGAGGAGGAACTGATGGTCGATACCGTACATGATATCGCCTCTGTGCTGGGCGTTGACCTGCTGATGCCTGCCTCGTTCCGGGGCGTGGAGTTTGACTGCCTGTTCACCCGTGACACGCTGGCCCGCGATACGGTGACCTATGCATACCCGTACCGCGACGGCGAAGAGGTGGAAGACCACGGGCTGAAGGCGGTGAACTTTCGTCTGCAGGCGATGTTCTGGGGCAATCGCTATCAGACCGAGCTTAAAGCCTTTTTAAACGCCCTTAAAACCGCAGGCACCGGCGAACTGGTTCACCCCGTGTATGGTTCTGTACCGGACGTCCAGTTTCTTGAGGCTGGCGTGTTTCATGAGGTGGAGCCGATTAACGCTGTTACCGTTGACCTCGTCTTTGTGGTAAGCGGCAAGCCCGATACGCTGTTTGCCACCACGCACTATGAGGCGGACGGCGACAGCATCTTTGACAACGCTCTCGGCTGGTTCGGCGACGCAATGGACACGCTGCGGGATATTCAGCGGGAGATTGCCCGCATCACCAATATCATCGCCACAGCTGAATACGTAGTGAATGCCCTGGCGAATGAAGTGCAGTCGATTATCGGCAGCGCTCTGAACTATCTGGATTATCCGACCGCGTTTATCTCTGACCTGAAGCACCTGACCGGCGCATTTACTGACCGTCTCTCGCTGAGTGAGTTTTCCCGCTTGTCCGACTGGAACGCGCTGACGGCCCTGAAAGACACCATGCTGACGCTTCCGCTGCTGCGCACGACCAGCCAGCAGACAATGTCTTCCGGCAGTGTGTTCGCCTCTACTCTGCGCAGGGAAAGTGTCATGCCGGAGAGCGACAGAGCAATGCTTGACCAGTCAATACGCCTGGTGGCCATCAGCGAAATGCTCGATACAGCAAGTGATATCCTTGTTGCCGAGATGCAGTCCCCCACGCTCTCATCAGGGGATATCGAGCGCATCACCGGTGACGTCCGCAGCCTGATTGTGGAAGCCATTGCCGCGCAGCGGGCTTCTGTGGCTGAGCGCCAGTCTGCCGCCGTTCGTGGACAAATCACGCCCCCGGACACACGCCGTGATGAAGCCCTGATTGCAACCCTGCAGCACAGCGCCTGGCAACTGCAAGAGCAGGCCCGCGCCCTGATACTGGTTCTTCCTCCGCTTGTCAGGCGGGAAGTCACACGCCGCTGCAATCTGCCGCTGCTGGCCTTTGAGTGGTACGGGGATGCGTCACGCGCCGCGCAGCTGGCCCGTCTCAACCCGTCCCTGCGCCAGTCCAATAACCTCAGTCCTGGAGACGTGCTTTATGCCTGGGCAAGATAAACCGCGCCTGACCCTTCGCATTGGTGGCCGGTCACACGATGACTGGGAGCGTTTTGACGTTGACAGCGACCTGCTGACGCCTGCCGGGGCGTGGCAGCTGTCGGTCGGCACGTCCGAGCCGGTGCTTCCGGCTGATGTGGTCTCCGGGGCGCAGGCCGAGCTGCGCTATGGCGACAGCGTCATCATGACCGGCATGATTGATGAGGTCAGCCATGATGTGAGTCGGGGGCAACATTATCTGGAGCTGACCGGGCGCGATGCCGCTGCCGTGCTGGTTGACTGTTCTGCGCCGGTCTTTACCGCACAGGAGATGACGCTGCAGGAGGTTATCACCCAGGTGGTGAAGCCGCTGGGCGTAACCCGCATCCGTATGCAGGCTGAAAAAACAGGGAACGTGAAGAAAGTGAGTATCGAGCCGGGCGACTCCGCCTGGGATGCGCTGAAGCGGGCGGCAGAGACAAGCGGCCTGTGGCCGTGGATGGCCCCGGACGGCACGCTGATAATCGGCGGGCCGGATTACAGCACCGCGCCGGTTGACACTCTGGTGATGAACCGTGATGGACAGAACAACAATCTTTTGCGGCTGGGTAAGCGCACCGACATGAGTGGGCGATACTCACAGACCACCGTGCTGGCCCAGAGCCACGGCACTGGCGATGAAGACGGCAAGGCCAGTCGAAAATGTACGGTCAAAGATATCACCATGACGGTGTATCGCCCGCGTATTGTGGTTGAGGGTGATGCCCAGAGCGACGAGGAGGTGCAGTACCGCGCCCGCAAGCTGCAGGCTGACGCCCGGCTGAACGGGCTGGCACTGACGGCCACCGTCCGGGGCTTTACCACGGCAGACGGCATATTGTGGGCACCCGGTCAGCGCGTGACCGTCAAAAGCGATGTTCACGGCCTGGATGAGGTGTACTTCATCATGCGTCGCACCTTCCGGGGAGGACGTGGCCAGCGGCAGGAAACCTCACTCCTGTTGCGTGAGGACGGTATCTGGTTACCGGATGCATACCCGAAATCGCGGCGTAAAAAAGGGCATAAGCGCGGCAAGAAAGACAAAGGGCTGTGGACAACATGGGAGCAGGTCGATAATGCCTGATTTTTCCGGACTGATAGACAAGCGCATCCGTAAGACCCTGAACGGTCTGCGGCAGGCTTTTCGCGGCGTGCTGATGCGTACCACCACCACGGGTGGCGTACAGACGGCGCAGGTGACCGGGCTTGCCGGGGAGACGCTGGAAGGCGTCGAACTGTTCCAGCAGTACGGCTTCACTACCGTACCACCAGAAGGCGCAATGGCGGTCGTTCTGCCGCTCGGCGGGCGTACCAGTCACGGGATAGTCATCGCCACCGAGCACAGCGCCTACCGCCTGCAGGGGCTGGAATCCGGTGAGGTAGCCATCTATACCGATGAGGGTACAAGTATCGTGCTGAAGCGCAACCGCATCATCGCGGTGGAGTGCGACGAGTGGCAGCTAAACTGTAAAAAATTCAGCGTCAGCGCCTCAGAGTCGGCGGCATTTACCACGCCGGAGCTGAGCACGACAGAGAAACTGAGCGCCGAAGGTCAAATCAGCGGTAACGGCGGGATGGCCGTCAAAGGCGGCGACGGTGGCGTGACGGCCTCGTTTGAGGGTAATATCAGCCATGCCAGCGGTACGCTCACCTCCGTGGATGTGACCATCAACGGCGTTAAAGTCGGTACGCACATCCACGATACCCCTGATGGCCCGTCAGGCCTGCCACATAACTGATACCCTTACCGGGGCAACCCCGCCCCGGTCTTAGCCGCTTCACCCCCGTACCTTCCTGCTTTACTGCCCTCTGCGGCATGCTGCCCGCATGGATACTTATATCAGCCACACTACCGGCGATTACACCGGCGAACGCTGCACCGACCTGCATAACGCGGTCTGGCTGCGTCTGCGCATCCGCAAGGGTATGTACTGGGCTGACCCGCAGATGGGGTCACGCCTGCATGAGCTTGCCCGCGCCAAAGATACGCCCCAGACCCGGACGCTGGCCCGTCAGTATGCCGAACAGGCGCTGCAGCCGCTGCTGGATGACGGGCGGGCCACCGCGCTGGCGGTGACCGTTTCCGCGCCTGAAGCAGGCTGGCTGCAGCTGTCCATTGTCGTGACACAGGCCGGGGGTGACGTCCTGACGTTCTCTCATCCGGTAAAAGTGGTTTAAACGGAGAATTATGGCTCGCACCGTACCGGCACTCGCCGGGATTACTCAACAGCAGCTCCGGGATATTCGCAACCAGTTACCGGATGCGGACGTCTCCGGGGACAGCGATTACGCCATCCGGGCTAACGCGGTTTCGGGCGTGGCTCAGGGGCTTTACAACGACCAGACCTGGATACAGCGCCAGATTTTCCCCGACACCGCCGACCATGACTGGCTGGTGATGCATGCGCGTACCCGTGGCCTGTCACCCAAACCGGCGAGCGCCGCCAGCGGTCAGCTTGTTCTGACCGGCTCGGTTGGCGTGACGGTTGCTTCCGGCCTTCAGTTCCGCCCCCGTGGTGGAGGCGTGCTGTACCAGACCACCGCCGATACCACGCTGGACGACAGCGGTACTGCCACCGTGAGCGCTCGTGCAACGACTACCGGCACACAAGGCAATCTCAGCGACAACACGGCGGCAACGCTGCTCAGTGCGCCGCAGAACGTTGACAGCACAGCGACCATTCAGACCATGCGCGGCGGGACGGATGCCGAGAGCGATGCCTCGCTGCTGGCCCGTCTGCTGGAGCTGATGCGCCGTCCACCTGCCGGGGGTAATAAATATGATTACCGCCGCTGGGCAATGGAGGTCAGCGGCGTCACCGAGGCTTATGTTTACCCTCTGCGAAGGGGCTACGGCACCGTGGATGTGGTCATTACCGCCAATGGTGACCTGCCTTCAGAGGAGACCCTGAACGCGGTGCAGGCTCATATCGATGACCTGCGCCCGGTCACGGCTAAAAATACTCTGGTGATGGCCCCGGAGCCGGTCAGCGTGGATGTGTTCGTCCGGGTCAGCCTGGATGGGCTGTCTCTGGATGAAGCCCGCTCCCGCATTACTCAGGTGCTGACGGACTATTTCAACCGACTTGCGCCGGGTGAGATTGCGGTAAGAACCCAGCTCGGTGCGCTGATATCAGATATCACTGGTGTGGTGGATTACGACCTGACTGCCCCGACCGCCAATGTCGTACCCGAGGTAAGCGCGAAGACTGTGCAGTGGATTCGTCCGGGCACCATTACCGTTGAGGTACTGAAATGACCGATAACGAATACAGTGAGCTGCTCTACCTTTTGCTCCCTGACGGCTACGCCCGCGACGGTATCCGGCTAAACGCCGAACTGCAGGCGGAGGGTAATACGTTCGCAAGCGTTGAGCGCAGCGCTCAGGATGTGTTGAACGGCGTCACTCCCTTCACCGCTGTGGCATTGCTGTCGGACTGGGAGCGAGTGCTTGCTCTGCCAGTCAGTATCGGCATGACGATTCAGGCCCGTCGCCAGCAGATTATGGCGAAGCTGAACGAAACCGGGGGCCTGAGCCGGGGTTACTTT